ATCACTGCGACTTTATTTGCGCTTGCATTGTCACCCTCTTCGTCATACTGATCTATAATATCCCAAAGTATTTTACTTATTTTGCGAAACTCCTCAACTAAAGCTTCCCCTGTTTTTACAAACTTCTTCGCAGGCTCTGTATTAATTGTTAAGTCTTCTAAGTTAAATCCTTTAAATATATTGATATACCTTTCAACCTTTCCTTTATAGTCTGAAACAGATTTATTGTATTTGTCTATAAGCTCTGTTCTCTTTTCAGGTGTATAGCTTACATTTTCCTTCATGTAACGCCTCTTTCTCTTACCACCCCAATGCTGTTCACCCTCACCACCAGGAAATGTAGCTTGGCCTAACTCTTCATTAAGACTTTGCAACATCATTATATTCTTTAATTAGTTCTAAGTAACAAAGGATGTTATTTACATCTGCATCTGTCACTGTTTTAACTGGGTTAATTATGTTGTATGTCTCTTGTAACTTCACCTTTCTCACCGGGTCTTTCTCTTCTTTTATAATAGTGGTGAGTTGTTTCTTTATGTCGGTGATCTTTGTGTTGTAAAACTCTTTTAGTTTCTCTGTAGTGGTGATGTTATTTATATACTGACTTAACACCTCTTTTTGCCCTTCGTTTAATGAAGAGTATTTGTCGTTAAACTTCTTCACCATCACTTTGTATACAACTGCTCTAGTTCCTTTATCTATTTGAGATAGTTGTTCTAACATATCATTCTTAATATCCTCTTTAGGGCTGACAATATGTTCTAGAAGTGTCACTTTACAGTTGGTGTATTTAGATTGATCTAAAGCATCTGCTGATTCCATTTCTAAAAGAAGATAGACAGAAGCTAATATTTTGTAATTATCTACCTTTATTTTAAAGAACTCTTCTATATTATAATTAGATTTTATCTCGGCTATCAAATCGTATTTCTGCTTTCTTAGGTTATTTTTGTTTAACTTTCCGTAAGCTTTAATACAATCTTGTATAAGCATAGAAGCTTTCACTTCTGATAAATTTCTAGAGTTTGATAGTGTATGATATAGTTTGTACTCTTTTAACACGTCTGTGTTATTGTAATACTTTTTTAATATATCTATAGCTTTAGACTCCTTATTGTTTAAGGTGTCTGCTGCTATTTGTCTCACTAACAACTCAAACAAGAGGCCGGAGTTCTTTAATTTATTATGTTTAATTGTCATTGTGCTATTTAATGATACCGTGTATAAATATAGAGTTTATATATCTAGAATGTTACGTTCATCTAATATTGATAGTGGTTCTTCTTCTTTTTCAAACAGTACGCACACTTTTGGTTGCTTCAGCCTCATTATCTCCTGATACATTTTAGATTCTAAAGCTAGTGGCTTCACTCTGTTGTTAAAGCTTGCCTTCTCTTTATCTCCAGTATCGTGTGTATCCACCTTACCTAAAGGGTCTCTACCAAAGTTTGATTTATCTGTACCGTAAGTTGATAAATATTTCTTAGGTCTACCTACTTTCTCTTCTTCATCATAACCTGTAGGTAGATCTGTTGCAGGCTTTCCTGCTGCATTATTCTTATAGATAGATGCAAGGTCGTGAGGTGTACCATAAGATATACCTGAGATAGCTGGGTCGTTTCCTTCTCCTTCTATTTGGCTGTATCTGAATGTTCTCTTAACATCTTCTGCTATTAATTCTCTTTCTGTATTGATTTGGTCTTCACTCATTTTGAAGATGTTGTCATAACACCAATCAGAAGATACTAACTTCTTGTCGATGATGTCACCCATCAAACTAAACTTCTCTTTCAATAAAGCTATCTTCTCTTGCTCTGCTAATATTGAAGAAACTGTAAGACTTAGTTTGAAATTAGCTATGTCGGATTCAGGGTATCCGCAGAATATTAAATGCACAGAAGCTATCTTCTGTAATTCTTTTATTACAAGTCTTTGAATGTATTCTATTGACTTTGAGAAGCTAAGACTTAATCCAGATAAAGTGGACTTACCGTTTAATTCGTCTGAGTAGTTTAAGAATGCTTTTGGTACACCTAGAGCTGTTAAAAGCTTTTGTAGGAAGTAGTTTATATCGTCCATGCCAGCATACTCTAACCCTTTAGCTGTATCGATGGTTGTAGTGGTGTCACCATTCCTTCTTGGGATGTGGAAATCCTCCATCATATTCTGCATGTTGTACTTCAAATTGTACTGCCCTGTAGCTGGATCTATCAATGGAGCTTTCTTCATGCTTTGCAATTGCTTTTGCATGAATGCATCCACCTCATTTGGTGGTATACCTCCTACGTTGTAGTAGAATATTCTCTTTTCTGCAGATCTTGTAACACGGTGTAGTATGGCAGCGTCTTCCAGTAGTACGTATTGATCATACAACTTACGTGCCGGCTCTAGCCAGCTCTTACCGTAAGGGTAGAAATTAGCATCCTTCAACATTCTAAAGTGAGCTATCTCATAGTTTTCATATACGTCTGCTTCTTGTGTGTTTAGGTTTACGTTGTAATCACCTGCTGTAGTACCTTTATTTCTTACAAATCTAATATAGTCTGCGTTATTGGCATCTTGCCCTTCCTCTCTTACCATCTCGTACACTGATAATGGCACTGTGTTGTATACACCTACCCCTTCAGTTACTTTTAGAGACTGAAAATGGTCGCCATATTTAGTCATCGATCTAATCCACATTGGTAGATTAAACTCTATGTTGAGTACATTGTAGAATAAATGGTATAATTCTTGTTGAATGTTCTCAGATGATGATCTGATTGATAACACTTCTCCTATTTCATTCTTCTGTGTGGCTTCTTCTGCTAGTACGTCTAGGGCCTTACTAATAATACCGTCTGTATCCATCTGTTCATACTTAGCGTACAGAATAGGTCTTGATGGTATGTTAGCGTAATTACCAGAATCGTAAGTGCTGTTGTATGTAGAGTAGTTGTAAAGTCTGTTATACTTACTAACAACTTGATTTGATTGTAGATTACCGAAAGCTTGTACGGCATTAAAGTCACTTACAGAGAGTCTTTTACCTCCACTACGTCTAATTACGACATCGGTGGAAAAAAGCTCTTTAACTTTTGGAAATATACTTTTATCTTTCATGAATTTTTTAGATACTTATGCATATAAATAGTAAAACAGGGGCCTGTGGATTATTTGCACAGGTAGGAAATGTCTTCTATACTTTGGTCGTATGGGTTAGTCCATAGATAAGGATTGTTAAAACTTTGTTGAGGTCTGTATATAGTGTTGTAATTAGTTTTGGTAATTCCCCCTAAAACAGCTCTTTGCATTTCTAAGCCTTGGGTTTTAAACCTAATAGCTGTGTTTCTTAAGTAACAACCTATAGCTAGTGACATTAGTAAGTCGTCGTTTCTACCACTTTGTGCTTGAGGTTTACCTCTTTTCCATATAAATGTTTTGAACTCTGAGTGGGCTCTTCTTGATCTTACCTTTAGTGAACCGTCAAGTCTCGCCTCTCTTAATGCTGATAGTACCTTATCTCTGGTTTTAGTACTGGTGGTGAAACCTATTGTCATTTTCTCTTCATCTATGATGTCTATATTCATCATAGTTTCTTCTGTATCATCTTTAGGTGTGTAATAGATGTTTACATACCCTAATTGCTTAGCATGTGAACATGTAGAAAATCCTACACCTGTATTTTCTATTACTAGTAGTGCACTGTTATATTCTAGAGCTATCTCTACAGCTTTTTTTGCTAAATCTATTGGTTCTAAGAGTCCTTTATATTCTGCTACTAATTCCATGTCTGCCAGATCTATGACAGTCACTGTAGAAAAGTCAGCACCGTCACCTCTAGAAGTATCAACTATTGCTATACAGTTGCCGCAATAGTCTCTATGTTTCCATATCCAGTAGTCAGATAATGGCCCTCTCATTTCAATAGGATCCATAACATCTTGTTCAAACTTTTGTAGGTCTTCTGATTCGAAATATGTATCACCAGATGAGCTAAAAGATGTATCGCATTCCTGAG